TTTAATTCTAGTAAAACAATTAATTGGTTACAAGAACAAGTTGGAGTACCAAACCTTGTTCCTGATCCACATCTGCGTGGCGGAGGGTTATGCAGAATACACAGTGGATCTAAATTAGATTTACATACAGACTTTAATTGGAACGATCAGATTAAACTAAACAGGCAAGTAAATTTAATACTTTACTTAAACAAAGAATGGAATGACTCTTGGGGCGGAGACTTAGAATTCTGGGATAACGAAAAAACAAAATGTATGCATACGCTTGTTCCTAAGCCAAATAGACTTGCATTTTGGATTTATGATACAGATCTTGTTCATGGCTTTCCTAATGAGTTGCAAACACCTAAAGGCGTATCGAGAGATAATTTGATATTCTTTTATTATACAAGCAATGGCACATGGGAAAAGGAACCAAGACGATCTCAATTTATGTGAGGTAGAATGGCAAACTTTCATCTTTACGCAAAACCATTTATAGATAAACTAGAACCTTCACGCTCTATTATAGTTGAAATAGGTAGTGAACGTGGCGAAGGTAGTACAGCATGGTTTGATACTGTAGCAAAAGAACTTAACAAAGATTTTTATTCTGTTGATGTTACAGACTATGCATCAACTACTCTAACACATTTAGAAAATACTAATTTTATTATTACTAGTTCAGGCTCTAAATGGGCAAAAGACAACACCAAAACAATTAGTGTATTATATCTTGATAACTACGATTGGATTAGTACAATGAATAGTATACGTCCTATTGAACAACAAATGATAGATGAGTACAATAACAGAGGTGTTAGTATGACAAACTTTGATTGTCAGCGTGAGCACCTGGAACAAATGGTAAACTGTATGCCTTGTATGGATGAACAAAGTATTGTAATCTGTGATGATACTCCATTTGATAAATCGTCAGGAGTATACTTTGGCAAGAATGGTCCAGTCATTCCTTATTTGGTTATACACGGCTACAAAATAGTACACAGTGGTAACAACGGTGTTATACTTACAAGAGGTATGCAATGAAGTTCCAGTTTCATAATAGTGATAGACTAAATTTAGATCATGTGCCTCAAATAAAAGATGTAAGATCTTTTAAACAATTTATACAAAGACACAAGACGCCTAACGTAGGAGTTGCATTTGGATTACCAGGAACAGAGTGTATTTTTCCTATAGAAGTTTCTAAACTTTCAGCTCAGTGGACAGGCGATCTAAGAATTAACGATTCTTATAATACAATATTAAATATACATCATGATATACTTATGGCTGTTGTAGACGGACGATGTAGAATTGTAATTATTAGTATTGTAGAAGGCGATACATTTATTATAGAACATTGGAATGCATTCAAGGCCCTACATCATGATATGGAACAAAGAGGATTGCCAGATGGTAGTGTATTGATTGTAAGTGGTAATTTAAAATTAAATGAAGAATACCAACAATGGTGTAAAAGTGTAAATGTAAATCCTAAATTAGAAATACAAGGTGGTATTGAGTGGGATGCCAAAGCAGCATATAAAGAAGACGATCTTGTAATTGATAAAGTATTGCGTAATTGGAGTAGTATTGCTCTGTTCAATAGTCTTAATAGAGCACCTAAAGAACACAGAAACAAACATGTGTTATGGTTAGAAGAACATAATCTTGTAAAAGATAATTTAGTTTCAGGATTAGGACACTATGTTGATGTTCAAAGTCCTATAGAACATAGTTTAGGAAATGTATGTAATAGAGACATATATGAGAATAGCCTGCTATCAATAATTACTGAGTCTCATTTTGAGGAACCTGGATTGTTTATAACAGAAAAAACATTTAGGTCAATTGCAATTGGACATCCTTGTATAGTATTAGGACAGCCTGGAATACTAGACTATTTTGATAGCATAGGTATTAACTTGCGCTTTCCTGGTTTAAACACCGCCTACGACAGCGTACAAGCGTCATACACACGTTTTAATATGTTCCACGATACAATACAGCATTGGATAGATATGGAGCGTACAGAGCGTTATAAATTGCTTAAAAGCTGGCAACCTATACTAAAAAAGAACGCACAAGTGTACAATAGCATTGATTTTAAACATCAAATAACCGAGAATATTCTAAAATCAACTGAAGAATATTTCTTGACTAAACAGTAAAAAAGTAGTATAATAACAAGATGTATGATATAATATTTGTATCACCAAAGAATAACCAGCCTCAGTACAAGACATTGTGTACGAAATACCCCACGGCTAAATTTGCAACTAGTTTTGAACAAGCACAACGCAAAGCTCTAAGCGATATGTTTTATGTTGTTTGGGACGATATAGATGTACAAGACAGTTTTACATTTGATTACGAAGTAGCTAAATGGGATAAGAAGTATGTACATACGTTTTTAAATGATACGTACTATGATGGCATATGCTTAGTACCAAAAGATCTACACATATCAGCAAAAGAAATAAAACATAGATTTTTTGTAAACAAAAAAGAAGTTGATATTGTAGCAAGTATGCCTGCAAAGTATGACGTTTTTAACATAGATACATATGAAGATTACGAAAATGCACTTGAAAAGTGTAATACCAATATGTTTTGGTGCATATGGAAAAACGTAGAAGTAACAAAAAGTGTCATACTAACGTCATACTTCAGTCATCACAACAGTTATGATAGAAATGAAAATCATGTGTATAAGAATTTATGCAATGATGAAGAAAGTTATCACGGCGGTATTGTACTTGCATCTATTAACAAGCCTTTGTCTAAAAGAGAAGTAGAACATAGATTTTTAATCAATAGAAAAGAAGTTGACGTAGTTGCTAGTAGGTATAGATACCCAAGACATATTGTTAGTTCGTATGAACAATATGAAAAATTATTAATTACTGAAACTAGTTCGTTATTTTGGCTTATATGGGATAACGTTGATGTAACTGATAACACAATATTTGACTTGTACTATAATCCTACAGATGGTAGATACGATGCTGACAGAGAGATGCATCATGTTTATCAACATCTGTTTAACGGAGAAGCAACATACCATAATGGTGTTGTGCTATCAACTACTAAACATACATTAGGTAGACGAGAATTTAATAGTAGATATGTAGTTGCACGAAAAGAACATGAGCAAGTAATATCAGAACCCTTGCCTTATGATGTTGCTTTTATCAGCTATAAAGAACCTAATGCTGACAAACACTTTCAGAAACTACAAGATAAAATTAGACAAGAAGATCCGAGAATAAATTTACGTTGGGTAAGAGATGTAAAAGGAATACATCAAGCACATAAAAAAGCGGCTGAAATATCATCAACTAGAATGTTTTTTGTAGTAGACGGAGATGCTGATATGTGTGATGATTTTAAATTTGATTATCAAGTGCCTGTGTGGGACGAAACAACTGTACATGTATGGAGAAGTATAAATCCTGTTAATGGATTACAGTACGGTAACGGTGGTGTTAAACTATTACCAAGACTACTTACAGAAAATGTAGATGTTAACACAACTGACATGACTACTAGTATTAGTGATAGATTTAAAGTTGTAGATCAGTTAAGTAACTATACAGTGTTTAATACTGATGCATATAATACTTGGAAAAGTGCATTTAGAGAATGTACTAAACTAGCAAGTAAAAGTATTACTGGACAAATTGATGATGAAACAGAAGATAGATTGCAAGCATGGCTACATCCTATACCAGATGCATTATTTAGAGCAGAAGCAAAACGTGGTGCCGAAGAAGGCACTGTGTTTGGAAAAGAAAATAAAAACAAGCCCGAAGTCCTTGCACTTATTAACGACTTTGATTGGCTAGAGGAAAAATTTAATGATCAATAAACATTTTTGTGTACCTATATTAGTTGAAGATAATTTTTGCATGGAGGATATCTCTGCAATGAAAAAAGTTATTGATAGCGAAGTAACATCTAATAATACATTAGACGCACGTATACAAACAACACACGGTACTAATCAACAACTATTCCAACACAGTGAGTTTAATAATTTTAATCAAGCCATGTTAGAAAAGTCTTTTCACTTTATGAAAGATCTTGGGTATGCTGGCGAAAGTGTTGGTATCACAAACATGTGGGCAAATAAAGTAGGTAAGCACGATTACCATATGCCGCATCTACATGGTGGTGCAATCGTTACAGGGATATATTACTTAGACGCACCAAAAGGTGCAACTATTAATTTTAGCACAGCAAGTTATGATTTAGAAATACACCCTGAAGAGCAGACAGAATACAACGAAACTAAAGTTTCTTATGATTGTAAGCCTGGTAGATTAATTTTATTTAAAGGATCAACAAAACATTGGTGCGACAGTCATTTGCAAGATGACTACAAATACACACTAGCATTTAATATTGCAAGGCGCATATGAATAATAATTACGAGCAAATACCATGGCAAGATATTACGGAGTTTGGCCAGAAAACTCTCCTAGAGAGCCATCTTTTCACAGTCTCGTGGATCACCACTAGATATTGTAATTATAACTGTAGTTATTGCTGGCCACACGCTAGATCTAGTGTCCCAGATAAGAAACCGACAGAATTGTACTTAAACACCATGGATAGTATCAAAGCACAAGCTCGTGCAAATAACTTTACAAACTTCCATTTTAGTTTCAGCGGTGGAGAGCCCACAGCAAATAAACAGTTTATGCCATTGGTTGAGCATTATTGTAATGACAAAGAAGCTGAGTATCAAAGCATACATATGACTACAAACCTGTCACCAGGACCTATCTGGTGGGATAAGTATATACATAACACAAAAAGTTTACAACGCCGAAGTGTTACAGCAAGTTTTCATGCAGAGTTTGCAGATGAACAAAAATTCGGCGATACATGTTTACAACTTATGGAAGGAGGAGTTTTTGTTACAATCAATCAAGTTATGGTTCCGCAAATGTTTGAAGATCTTTACGAAAGGCTTGAGCGATTTGCCGCCAGAGGTATTAACGTCACTCTCAAGCCCCAGTCCGATCCAACCGCCTCCCACGTGGTACATGGATATACTGAAGACCAAATCACAACAATGCGACAAGGTTTCCCACAACACTGGGAAGGAGAATCGGTTGCCCAAGTCTTACTTAAAACAGCTCAAGGAGTAGAGTACGAAATAGATCAAGCAGAACGTTTTAATGCGTTTGGCTTTAATAAGTTTCAAGGATGGGAATGTAATGCAGGGTATCAAGGTATCATAATACGAGATACTGAGGTAAGGCGTAGTCATAGTTGTCATGATGAACTACTAGGTACTACAACCGGCGGCTTCGAAATATTTAAACAACCAAAGCCGTGTATAACTCCTAGTTGTATGAGTAGTGCAGATAGTAAACTACCAAAGAGAAAAATATGAAGTTTGGAATATTAGGTTATGGCTTTGTTGGCAAAGCCACAGTGTTAGGACTAAGATTGCCTAACGACACAATTATACATGACCTTAATTTGAATACTAATAGAAGTATATTAGACGATGCTGATGTAGTATTTGTATGTATTCCTACTAATACACAAACTGATGTTAACATATTAATTAGCGAGATAGAACAACTAAAAGCAGATACAGTTATAATCCGTAGTACATTGCCAATTGGCGCATGTGAAAGAATAAACAAACCTTGTGTAATATATATGCCAGAGTTTTTACGTGAAAGACATTGGGAAACTGATTGTCTTAATCGTCCTTTAATTGTAGGGTGTAACAGTAAAGTTCCAACATGGCTTAATGACATTTATGATATAGTAACATGCTCTACAACAGAAGCAGAGCTTGTAAAAATGTTTTCAAATAATCTTGCTGTAATGCGTATTGCGTTTGCTAACACATTTTACGACCTAGCAAATAGCGTTGATGATGCAGACTATGATGCTGTTAAAGATATGTTTCTTGCTGTACAGCCAAAACAATCATATTTAGATGTACCAGGGTTTGATAATAAACAAGGATTTGGCGGAAAGTGTTTACCAAAAGATTTAGATTTCTTAATTTCTACATTAGATGTACAAGGTATAAATTCAACAGTCTTTAAAGAAATAAAAAAGTTAAACAAAGAGTGGACTGATGTATAATTTAGAGCAAATAAGAGACATACATTTAGAAGTTACTTCACGTTGTCAAGCACGTTGTCCAATGTGTCCAAGACGTATGCAAGGCGGTCCTATGATGCCGTTCGTAACACTAGACGATATAAACTTAGAAACATTTAAAGAATGGTTTCCGGTTAGTTTTATACAACAACTTGACAAAGTTAATATGTGTGGTAACTTAGGTGATCCTATTATTAACACTGAGACACTTGACATATACAAATACTTACGTGAAGTAAATCCTAACATTATTTTGCAAATGCACACAAACGGTAGTGCAAGGAATAGTGCATGGTGGCAAGAACTTGCTAGTGTTGGTGTAACTGTAGTATTTGGAATAGACGGTTTAGCAGATACACACTCTCGTTATAGAATAAACACAGACTTCCACACTATACTAGTAAATGCAAGAACATTTATAAAGGCAGGCGGCAATGCTAGATGGGATATGCTGGTGTTCCGTCATAATAAGCATCAAGTAGAAGAATGTAGACAACTTGCAAGTGAACTAGGTTTTAGTGATTTTAAATATAAGAATTCTAGTAGATTTAAAAATGGTCAATTTAATGTTTTAGATGATAATGGAAAAACAATTGATATTTTGTATCCAACAGAAACAAGTGAAAGTTTTATAAAAATAGTAGAAGAAGCAAAACAGGAAATAAATCCAACAATAACTTGTAAAGCACAAGAATCTAATTCTATATATGTTGGTGCTAACGGTAACATAGCACCTTGTTGTTGGCTAGACTTAGAATGGCTACCACCAGTTAGCGAAAGTAGAATTGATTACATGGATAAAATAGGAAATTTTCCTAATTTAAATAAACATACATTACAAGAAATATTTGACAGTAACTTTTTTAGTAGTATAGAAAGCACATGGTCAAACGGATGTTTAAAAGAATGCCAAAAACAATGTGGCAAATTTGATAAACTAGGAGCTCAGTTTGAAAGTTGATATTGAAGATGTACTATTCTGGATGGACGCAATTCGTAATAGCGAAAATCGATATCGTACATTAGAAAGTTTTTGGAAAGGTCAAGTACATAGTAAACTTTGGTTAATAGAACAAATGCAAGAATATAAAATTCAAGGTAGTATTGCTGTATACGGAGGCTGGAATGGAGTACTTGCAAGTTTATTATTCAACAGCGACTTATGTATACCGGATATTGAAAGTATAGATATTGATCCTAGTTGCAAGCCTATTGCAGAAACTATTAACATGCGTTATCACATGGACGGAAGATTTTTTGCTACAACAGCAGATATGTGCGAGTACACTACAGATGCAGATGTTGCTATTAACACTAGTTGCGAGCATTTAACACAATCGCAATATGACAAATGGTTGAGTAATATTCGACCAGGTACAAAAGTGGTACTACAAAGTAATAACTATGTTGACCTTGATGAACACATAAGATGTGCAAGTAGTATGGAAGATTTTGTAAAGCAATCAAAAGTATATGTTGCATATGTTGGAGAATTTAAAACACCTAAGTATACTAGATACATGATTATAGGACATAAATTTAATGAGTAAAACATTTTGCCCTTTGCCATGGATACATTTGGCAACTAGACCAAATGGTGATGTAAGAGTTTGTTGTACAGCAAACGCTAGTGGTGCAGGAAAAACTGACAACAAAGAAGTAGGACTTGTTAAACAAGATGGTATTAACATGAATTTACGTGATCACACTATTGAAGAAGTTTGGAATAGTGAGCAAATGCGTAATACTAGATTGCAAATGCTTAACAATGAAATCCCTTCAAGTTGCAGAAAATGTTTTGAAGAAGAAGCAAAGGGTATAAAAAGCAAAAGGAATTGGGAAACTGAAGTGTGGAATGAAAGAATTGATGTACAAGAAATTGTTGATCAAACACAAGAAGACGGCACGTTACCTGTAAACATACCTTACTTTGATTTAAGATTAGGTAACCTATGTAATTTAAAATGCATTATGTGTAGTCCGCATGATAGTTCAAAGTGGATTAAAGATTGGAAATTACAATATCCAAAATACGAACTTATAGATTTAAAACAAGATCAAGGCTGGGATCCTAGTTTTGATTATGTATGGTATAAGAAAAGTAGTTTCTTAGACTCTGTAAAAAATCAAGCACATCATATAAAAGAATTATACTTTGCTGGTGGTGAGCCGTTGCTTATACCAGAACATTATGCAATACTACAATTTATGATAGACGAAAGGTATGCAAAAGATTGTATACTTAGATACAATAGTAATGCTACAGACATATCGCAAAGGTTGTTAGATATGTGGGAATACTTCAAAGAAGTAAAATTTAATTTTAGTATTGACAGTGTTGGCGAAAAGAATGATTACATAAGGCATCCTAGTAAGTGGGATAGCATTGTAAGTAATATGCATTTACTTGATAACACATCAGACCATATTACTGTTAATCTTGCCTGTGCTGTACAACTTCTTAATGTACATAGTTTAGCAGAACTTGCACAATGGAAGTTAGATCAAAACTTTAAAAAAATAAACCGTGCGCCCTACGGCGGCGGCATTATAGGGTTGCATTTAGTGTACTTACCGTCATACTTAAATGTGCGAGTACTACCTCAAGACTTAAAAGACCAAGCCGCAGATACGATAAGTAAGTTTGCTAATAGTATTAATACACACGAATTTATAAACAGTGCTTATGGCAAAATGCGTTGGCTAGGATTAGTTGATTATATGAATTCAGAAGATTGGTCACATAAACTTCCAGCGGCTGTACAATACTTAGAAATATGCGACAAAACAAGAGAATTAAACTTTAGAAATACGTTTAAAGAATTGAGAAATATATGACACCTGAAGAAATTGAAAGAGGACTACGTTGGCAAAGTTTAGTCAATTTAGGTAACCAAGTAAAACTAAAATGGCATATCGACCATCACCAAGTTGAGCAACAACTAGAACAGTTTAAAGACAACTGGTGTCCTTATAATGCTAAAAAAGATACCCACAATAATCGTTGGGGGCTACCAGTAACAAGTCATACTGGCGATGTTATGGACAATTACCATTTGAATAGTTTTGGTCATATGCAGAAATATCATGATGTAGAAATGAAGGAAGAAAATTTTAACACACCAACAGACGTGTACAATAATATTCCAGAAATTAAAAGATTAGTAGATGTGTTTGCACCCGATATTGGTCGTGTACATATTGTAAAAGTAGATCAAGGAGGCTTCTTTCCTCCACATAGAGATTTTCACGGTGTGAGTCCAGAATACTTTAGATTGCTAGTAGTGTTTGGTCGTTGTAGTCCTGAAAATTATGTACAAATGATTGACGGTAGACCATTATATCCAGAACCTGGATTTGTTTATTTTACAAACTTCCAACTAGATCACAGTGTGTTTAGTTTTAGTG